TTTTTATGCCATTTCTGAAAAATTGCTAATTACATAAAATGCTACAGATAAATAAGGCAGAGTCTAAAAATTGGTATCTCACGTTAACGGAGAAAACCACTATTGCAAACCCTACTTATTTATTCTCATTAAAGCATAGACTTACTGCTGTAGAGTATAACTTCATTCTTACTGACTCTTCAAACTACAAAGAAAGATACAACGAATTTGCGATTACAGAGGGTGCAACGGTAACTCTTGATGCAGGTGAGTATGAGTACAAGATTTACGCTCAAACTTCACCTACTAACGTCATTCCTGCAAACGCTGACGAGTTAGTAGAGCAAGGAATAGTCAAAGTTGACTTTGATGTAGTTAGAACAAGTTACAGCGTAACACTAAACGAAAAAATATACGAAATTGAAGCACCTGAAACAATCGCTTATCTACTTTTGGAAAGCGGTGACTTTTTGCTTCAAGAAGATGACTCTAAAATTCTACTATAATGCCAGATAAAAAAATAAGTGCTTTAGATGCGATAGTAACGATAGCGAATGATGACGTTCTGCCTATTGTCGATAACTCTGCATCTACTACCAAGAAGATAAGCATCACACAAATTAAGGCTCAATCGCCTGTTCAAAGCGTAGCAGGTAAAACTGGATCGGTAACTTTGGATAAATCGGATGTTGGGTTAGGCAATGTCGACAACACTTCTGATGCTGATAAGCCTGTATCTACTGCAACACAGACTGCATTAAACGCTAAACAAGCTACTTTAGTAAGTGGGACTAACATTAAAACCATTAACGGAACTTCGCTTTTAGGAAGCGGAGATATTACCATTAGCGGTGGCGGTGGCATTTCTGACGGAGACAAAGGTGATGTAACCGTTAGTGCAAGTGGAGCAACTTGGACAATTGATAACGGTGTTGTAACTGATGGCAAGTTAGCAAGTGGAATTGATGCTTCAAAGTTGGCTGATGGCACGGTAAGCAACACGGAGTTCCAATATTTGAACGGTGTAAGTAGTGCAATTCAGACGCAGTTAGATGGGAAAGTTGACGAAAATGCAGCGATAACGGGAGCGACAAAAACAAAAATTACCTACGATGCAAAAGGCTTGGTAACTGCTGGTGCTGATGCAACCACGGCAGATATAGCAGATAGCACAAATAAGCGTTATGTGACCGATGCACAATTAACGGTAATAGGGAACACAAGCGGAACTAATACAGGCGATAACGCAACTAATAGTCAGTATAGTGGATTGGATGCAGCCAAGACAAATAAGTTAATTACAACTAACCGTCAAACGGCATCATACACACTTGTTTTGTCCGATGCTGACAAGTTGGTCGAGATGAACGTGGGTAGTGCAAATAACTTGACCGTTCCTTTAAATTCTTCGGTTGCATTTTCAACGGGAACTCAAATACTTTTAGCCCAATACGGTGCAGGACAAACTACCGTAGTAGCAACAAGCGGAGTGACTATTAGAAGTAACGGAGGTAAATTGAAATTGAACGTGCAGTATAGTGGTGCTACTTTGATAAAGATAGCAGAAAATGAGTGGTATTTGTTTGGGGACATCGTAGCATGATATTAAGCACTCACGGTATAGTTGGGAGTCAGATAACTCAATTTGTTGGGTTGTTAGATTTATATCCATCGGCAGCAGCAGCCTATTCATTGCGTAAATTAAGGTCAGCCTACACAGGTAGTGCTATTCGTGTGCGTAGGGCATCAGATAACACCGAGCAAGACATTGGATTTGTAGGCGAAGATTTGAACACGTCCGCATTAACGACATTTTGCAGCGGTACAAATGGCTTTGTTAAAACTTGGTATGATCAAAGTGGTAACGGATATGATGCAACACAAGCAACCGCAGCAAATCAACCGCAGATAGTGAGTAGTGGGAGTGTGATAACAACTAATGGTAAAGCATCATTAAAATTTGATGGGAGTAATGATAATTTACTTTTATCATCAACAATTACACTTGCAACATCTCAAGAGTTTTCAACTTTTCATATTGAAAAGAAATTTTCCGAAGCAAATATAGGATTGTGGATGACTGGTGGCGGTACCGCAAGTCCATATACACCAGTAAATTATGGTAATGGGATTTATATTAATAGCCAAATCAATGCATCAACATCTGACTACAGAGGGAATGGTTCAATAGCAGGCAACCCACAGCGGTTAATAGCGGGGTTCATTAAATCATCAGGAGCAAATTCAAAAGTATTTATAAATAATTCTGATATTACTTTTAATGTATCAGGATCTGAAGCAAGAAACAGTGGGCTTAATAGAATAGGCTCAAGGTCAGCCGAATTTTCAGGTACGGATGCCCAAGAATTTATTTTATATTTAACTGACCAATCCTTAAACCGCACAGGAATTTCATCAAACATCAACTCATTTTACTCAATATACTAATGTTAGGCTACAAATACACAACCGAAACCGAAGCAATAGCAGCACGTCAAGCGGCTGCCGATTATATGGGCTTTCCAGTACCAGGAGGCGAGACTCTTTATTGGGTTGACTATAATTACTCCAAACTTGACGGCTTTTATTATATAACCTACGTTGAAGACCTTGAAAAAGCATTAGGACAACCTATTGAATTTAAAGTTACACAACCACCATTCCCAAATGAAACTAACTGATACAACAGCAAACGCCCTAACGACTACGAGTGTAGTAGGAGCAGTCAGCAGCATAGCCACAGCATGGAATCCAATTATCTCCGCAATAGGTGGAATGATAGCAATAGTAACAGGCTTACTTGGTGCAGCTTATTACATTAAAAAACTACGCAGATGAAAGAGTGGCTTATCATAAAAGAAATCGAAGGAGAGGGCTATATTATAGAGGATTGTCAAGGAGATACGCATTTTGTTACCTACGAATTATACAACAAATTTCAAAAATGAAATATCGCTTAAAACCATATTTTTCGCCAACTCCTAAAAGAATCAGAATCTTTGGTGATAGCCTTGCTGCTGCATCTATTTTAGTTGCTGGATTTAATTTAGACCATCCGAATGTAATGATTGGCTGTGCTGTAGTTGGTGGACTTGGTAAGTTTCTTTCTAATTTCTTTACGGTAGATGGCAAAGGTACAGATAACGAACTATAAGAGTAAGCCTAAAGCTAAATTAGGCAGACACAAAAAGCATAAGAACAAACACGAATCGTTTAAACCATATAAAGGACAAGGAAAATGACTGAATTTTTAAGAATAAACTTTGCTGAAAGTAAAATCCCTATCTTCAAGGAGAATAAGGCAAAGAATTACATAACCTACGGAGCGGATAATAGATATCCCAATATGCTGATTGACTTGTTTAATAGTTCACCAAAACACGGTGCTATTGTAACTCAAAAGGCAGAATACATCGCAGGAGATAAAACAGAGGTTGTAGCAAATAGCACAGAGCAACTAACAATCGCAAATGATAGACTTGCCTCAATTAACGCTTACGAGTCCTTTGATGACGTTAAATCAAAAATTGCAGCAGACCTTGAACTTTTTGACGGCTTCGCTTTGGAAGTTATTTGGAATAAGGCGAAAACCTCCGTAGCTGAAATCTATCATTTACCTTTCCAAAATGTGCGTCACTCACTTGACGGTCACTATTGGTATGCTGAAGATTGGTCAGATAGAAGAGTAGATCCAATTTATTACTATTGCTGGAATCCTTTAACCAGAGAAAATAAGCAACTATTTTACTTTAAGTTGTACAAAGCAGGTCAAGGCGATTACCCTACTGCACCATATCAGTCAGCTCTTAAATATATCGAGATTGACACTGAGATAGCCAATTTCCATTTAAACTCTATTAAGAGTGGTTTCTCTGCTCAAACCCTTTTACAGCTCTTCAAGGGGTATCCATCTGGAGAAGAGGCTCGTCAGACTATCAAAAGATTTAAAGATAATTTTAGCGGAACGGATAACGCAGGTTCAATCATCATTCAGTTTAATGAGCCTAACGAACAACCGTCAATCGTCAACAACCTTACACCATCTGACTTTGATAAGCAGTTTGACATCTTAAATAAGACCGTACAGCAAGAAATATTGATGGCTCACAGGGTAACTTCTCCAATGTTGTTTGGCATCAAGACAGAAGGGCAGTTAGGCGGCAGAAGTGAACTTATAGAGGCTTACGAGGCTTTCCAAACGTCTTACATTGAGCCAAGACAGAATCAAATGGATAGAGCGTTAACGTCTATCTTTAAATATATCACTCCTGTTAAACTCATTACCAAGAACAAACCTCCTATCGGACTTGACTACGTTCTTTTGTTTGAAAAGGGTATTATCTCTCAAGCAGAGGCTCGTAAAGAAATGGGAATGACTGAAACGGTGCAATTTTCAAAGCAGTCTTGCTCATGCTCTACAGAAAACCCTTTTAACTGGGATGATGATAGAGATTTAGAGGTGTTTTCAAATTACGGAGAATCTGCTGAAATGTTTGAGGCTGTGCCAATGCAGTTTGCTTCTGCTCTTGAGTTGATTATCTTGCAATTTCTACAAGGTAACAACCAACTTACTTTACAAGACCTTGCTAACAACATCAAAGAAGATCCTGCACTTATCGCTGAAGCGGTAGACCGCATGATTAACGATGGCAGAATAGTGCCTAACGAAGCTGTTCTAAACATATCAGAAGAAGGTAGAACCGACTTAAGAAGGTCAGGACTTGACACAGAGTTAGTTGTACGTTACACCTACGAGAAAGCACCGGGTATAAGCGGAGGAGATGTTATCCCAACTTCGAGAGATTTTTGCAGAAGACTAATCGCTTTAAATCGTGTATATTCAAGAGAAGACATCGACCAAGTTTCAACTATTGTAGGATATGATGCTTGGAAGCGTAGAGGCGGTTGGATGACCGTTAAAGGCTCTTCTCCTGCTGTTCACGTTCCTTATTGCAGACACATTTGGAAATCACAATTATTAAGAAGAAAAAATGGCTAATTTCGTTTACTTTATATCCGTTTCCTTTTTAAAGGACAATACACCCATCAACGAAAATCTTGATGATAAACTCCTTAAGTCTGCTATCAAAGAGGCTCAAGAGGTTTACGTTAGAGATGTTATCGGCTCTGGTATTTACAATCAGTTACAAGACCAAGCATTTAATGGCACGTTAACTGCGGACAATACTACACTTTTAGACTCTTATATTGCACCTTGTCTAAAATACTACACATTGGTAGAATCAATGCTTCCAATGACGTTTAAATTCTTAAATAAAAGCGTATCTTCGAGGACGGCAGACAATGCTAACCCTATCACACCATCAGAGTTGACTTTGATAGAACAGAGATACAGAGATAAGGCGGAATACTACGCTGAAAGATTAAGAGATTATCTAAAGGAAAACCCGACTCTTTACCCATTGTACTTAAATCCTGGAAGTGGATTCGATGTAATTCATCCGAGTAATACGGCTTTCTTTGGAGGTATGTACTTACCAGGTGGTGAAGACGAATGCTTTAAAAATTATGACTTCCCTCAAAAATAAATGGCGATTAAAAAACGAGAAGAAACTAATCAAACTTTATGACGTTAAATCAGATAATCAATCACATCCAAACACAAGCGGAAGCACACAAAATGGTGGGCAAGTTCGCAGTAGGAGCTGAATTTGACTTTGCTGTTGAAGAGGTTAAATACTATCCTTTAGTTTGGTTAGTGCCTAACGGCTTTACTTTTAACACAGAGGCAAGATTAGTTAGTTACAACTTCGCTATGCTTGTAATGGATAGGCAGTTTGAGAGCGGTTCTAACACTATTGAGGTGCTTTCAGACACAGCAGGAATTATTTTAGATATTGTTACTTTAATTAAACGAAATGTTACAGATACAGACTTCGAGATTGTCGTTAGTGCAACGGCTGAACCTTTCTATGATGCTAAATCTGATGTTGTTGCTGGGCATGGTATTGACTTTGTGGTTAACACGCCCTACCTCGAAAGCTACTGCGACATACCCACTTGATACGAGTAGAGTAGTCATAATCAGAGAAATATATGAGATTGAAAAAAAGCACGATTCTATTTACAAAGTATTTGCTGATTCTATCACTTCTGCTCACACCACAGAGTCTATTCTCTCAATACTCCGACAGCACGATTAAAGAGATTAATTTGCGTCTATTAGAACTACACAAATGTCGGCAAAAGCAGTCATTATACGTCAAATTGGCTGCTAATGACTCAATAACCATACAAGAACAGCACTCACAAATCATAGAACTTAAAAACGCTAATTTTGATTTAAAAGGAGATGCAAAGCGATATAGAGACTTTGCCATTATCTCTTGGTCACTAATCATATTAGCACTATTTATATGAAGAATAACGTCCATGTATTACGCAACAACTTCACCCCTAAAAAGGTTTTACTCATCTCTGATGCCCATTGGGATAATCCAAAATGCGACAGAGGTTTGCTTAAACGTCACCTTGATCAAGCAAAAGAAATCGGAGCGGACATACTGCTCAACGGTGATACTTTCTGCTTAATGCAGGGGGCATACGATCCACGAAAAAACAAAAATGATATTAGACCTGAACACAACAAAGCAAACTATTTAGATGCGGTTGTAGCTGACGCAGTAGATTGGTTCTCACCTTATGCTCATTTGATTAAAGTTGTAGGTTATGGTAATCATGAGACCGCTATTCTCAAACGTCAAGAGACAGACGTAATCGAACGCTTTGTTTTTGGTTTAAACTCAAAAAACAATACTCAAATTGAAGTTGGTGGTTATGGTGGGTGGATAGTTTATTCATTTAGCAGAGAGCCTAACAGAGGCGGTTGTTCTT